TGCTGCTGCTTATGCTGCTGCTGCTTATGCTGCTTATGCTGCTTATGCTGCTCGAAAGATGGTCCTTAAACAATGCGCGGACATCGTGCGCAAGCATTACCCGAAAGCGCCGGTCTTGAAATGAGTAGCTTGGCCATCGTGCGCCCGGAGGCCGGGATTGCCCCCCCGGCCCTCCTGGAAGTCAGCGGACGAAGCGTGGAGACGACCACGCACTACCTGCGGGCAGCCGCGGCGTGGATCGCCTGGGCGAAGGGCCGGCCGTTGACCGCGCACCTGTTCGCGGCATGGATCGACGCCGAGCGCCGGAAGGGCGTGAGCACGGCAAAGCTGCGCGTGGAACTGTTCGGCGTGAAGGCAGCCATCATGCAGGCAGCCGAGAAGGCCGGTATGAGCGCGCGCGAGCTCGCCGGCATGAAGGCGGCGCTGGACTCCATCCCGATCCCGAAGATCCAGAAGGTACCGGACATCGCGGTCCTGGATGGCCGGGAGCGCCATGCCCTGATCGCAGCTCTTTCCCCCCGCATGAGCCTTGTCGTGCGTTTCCTGTACGCCACCGCGGCCCGCGTCAGCGAGGCCATCGGCGTCCGGGAGACCGATATCAAGGTCATGGAGAAGTCTGCGCGCGTGCGGCTCCAGGGCAAGGGCAGGAAGGAGCGCACCGTCACGATCCCGCTGGACCTGCTGGTGGAGATCAACGCGGAGTTCCACAGTCTGCGGCGCGTGTTCCTCTTCGAGGGCAGGCCGGGCAAAGCGTACTGCCGCAGCCATATCAGCCGGGCCATCGGGGAGTGCGCGAAGGCCGAGATCGGAAGGCAGATCGGCGCCCACGTCTTGCGGCACAGCCGGGCCACGGACCTGTACGGGAAGAGCCATAACCTCAAGGGCGTGTCTGACCTCCTGGGACACGCGGACATCTCGACAACCGCCCGCTACTACGTGCGTTCCACGTTGAGCGAGGACGATCTCTGGAAGGGAGAACAAATATGAGCGGAATGGATAGGTACAACGAAGACCCGACGTTTCATGTACTGGTGGACATGATCTATGCCGAGTATGAGCGGCTTCGTTACACGCCGTCAGAGATCAGGGATGCGGCAATGGTTGCTGCCATACGCTTCGAGATGATGCACATCCGGGAGCCTCGCGTATGAGAACCCCCACGAAGGCGCAGATCCGGGCCAGCAGGCGCAACGGGAGGAAGCCAGTCAAGGAGGGAAGCCGGCCCCGCGGTCGCCCCCGGGGGCCTCAGCCGTGGCTGGAGCTGGGCATCACCAGGCAGGCGTGGTACGCGAGGAAGGAGAGGAAAACATAGCCAGTGGAGATTTTTGGGCACTATTGATTCTGGATAGCCCTACGCGCGTCGTGGGGCTTTTTCATTTCAGGTCGATATTGGGCTTCAAAGTGTGTCGTTTCGTTGAGCCTTGATAAGCCACGCTAAGGACAGGTGCCTTCCTACCGGACCTCGACGAAATTGATGTCCGGGTACTTGGTGAACAGCATCTGGAGCTTGGCACGGTAGAGGGGGGTGGAGACACCCTTAACGTCCTCTACCACCAGCTCCCCGAAGATGTGCGGACCCGTGGCCTTGGGGACAGTCCAGTAGCGGAAGTCGGCGACGTACTTCAGCCCGCGGAAACGCCTGCCCTTGTATACAAAAGGATACACCAGCACGTACTCCGGCTGGAGCTCGATGTCCCGGATCTCCCCCGCCTTCTCCCTCCACTTCAGCTCCTGGTAGCGCCTCATCTCGGCCTTGGAGTCGAAGACGATGCCGTCCATCGTGCGGTCGGCCTTCTTCGCAACCCCGTACTTGGAGCGCACCACGTCGGACCCGCCGTACCTGTCTCTCGCGCTGATGCCCTTCATTCGGGAGTCCATTTGTCCAGCATCTCGATGACCCGTGTTGCCACTTCGGGGTGGCAGATCACCGCGATCATTCCCTGCATTTCGGCAACCGTCTTTCCCTGCTGATGCCACGCCTTGAATGTCGCCTTCCAGTTCTCCCGTGCGTCGATCACCACGCCCTCCATCTCTGCACTCTGTCAATGTCCCTCGCGTGCGGCTTCGGAAGGTACTCGATGGGGATCCCCGACGAGGAGTGGAAGCGGTACGTCATCCTCCCGCCGGCCAGCTCGATGCACAGGTGCGCCCGCAGCTTCATCGGCAGCTCCCCGTTCATGGGCGGGACCACGACCTCAACCATGTCTTTCGAGATCGCCTTCCTGGACATGCTGAACTCCGCGGCCTCCCGCCAGTCGTCGAAGTCATAGACGGTCCCGGAGAGCGGTCCCCCGTCCCCCTTGATGCGGCCGATGTTCCTCTTCACTTCATCCTCCTAACAAGTAGAGCCGGGAAAGGCGTGCAGTTGGTTTCTGCTTTGTTTTTGCTCATACGGTCCTCTTTACGGGACCGCACCATGCTTGAGCCTTCACATCCCAATGGCGCGCAGTTCCGCCGGACCACACCGCTTCATAGGCAGGGCCCATTTCCTTTCCACACCCCTTGCACATATACCGATCGGATGAGGTAATCTGTGCCTTGCCGTGACATTTCGGACATTTAGAGCCAACGGGTCCGCCATGCTCACCAGTTCCAGAGCACAGAGGACAGTCAATCAGGTTCCCCTTAGGCTTTTGCGGCAGAGGGCCTCCATCACTTCCAGCAAAGTCATGGTCACTCAGCGGAGGCTTCTGCGGCGGGGAGGTTCGTAGGGAGGCGGTCTCCTTTTCGTATCGGGCTGCCAGAACCCGGATGCCATTCGCAATCGACCTTGCCCGCTCGAAGGGGACACCAAACTGAGCAAGCGTATCGTATGCTCGCTTTTTCCAGTGCATATCGCGTTCGGCTTCCAAGTCCGGCGTCTCCCCCGGCGGGGCGGCGAGGGCGGCGTCGGGATATCGCTTCTTTGCCTCATCGTGGGCTTTCTCGTGAGGGGTGGGTGGCCATACAGGAGCGCTCACGGCCTCAAGGTAGCCATCGCGGAGCGGCTCCCCTTCCTCCCGAGACTCGGCCAGCAGGGCGCGGATCTCGTCAGCTACCCACGATGGAACGTCAAGCCCACGCAGGCACTTCTGAGCCAGCGCCTCAAGTCTCTCGCCGGGAACCGATTCACTCATCTCATCCTCCTCCCATCACGGCCCGAACGTAATCAACGCTCTCGGGTTGCCACTCTCCGTACCGCCGGGGGTTCGACCAATGACCTGACCCCCCGTTGTATGCCATCACCGCAATCCTCCAGCTTCCCGTCTGAGCGCGAAGGTCCCGCAGGTAGTACAGCCCCGCCTTGATCGCCTGTTCGGGATTGAACGGGTCGAAGGGCTTGTCGTCGAAGTACAGGTGAGAGAATAGCGGGATATTCACGGGCATCACTTGGGCCAGTCCCTCGGCACCCGCCCACGAAACGGCTACGGGGTTCCACACGCCGGCCAGGGGATTGCCCACAGACTCTTGACCGAAGAGCCGGCAGGCCATCCAGAAGGGGACGCCGGTCTCGTCACAGTAGCGCCACACCAGCGCGGCGAAGCGCATGTCCACGCCGTAGGGCCGTGGTGTTGGCCTTCCCTCTTCCACCGCTGCCACTGGAGCCACGAACGCGCTCTCTGGCCATTGGCGGAAGCTGGAAAGGGAAAGGACGAGGAAAGCGAATATCAGAGCCCTCCCTGTCCCGTTCATGTCAGTAAAGCTCCTGCTGGCCTTCGTCTTCGGGAGGAGGCTCGTCCCTCTCTCCCGTCTCCACGTCCAGCTTGCCCTTCTCGGGTGCGCCCTTCTGCCCGCGGTTGAACACGCCACCGAAGGGTCCGCGCGCCCCCGCCGCCTTCTCCTGCACGGAGGCGCGAACGTCCTGCGCCCCCTCCTTCTTCTTCACGGGGAAGTATTCCTCGGGCTTCCTGCCCTCAGTGTCGATCGCCGTGTAGATGCGGCCCATCGCCAGGATCTCCGCGTTGCTCATGTCCTCGGCCTTGTGCTTTAGGTAGGCCTCCAGCCTCTGGCGGTCCACGCCCACCTTCTCGAAGGTGGCGATGAGGCTCTTGATGATCTCGACCTTCGGGCGTCCGCTCTTGGTGAGCTCGGCCTCTTGGGTCTTCTCGCACTCGGCAACGGCCATCTCCACAACGTCCACGGGGATCGCGGCCAGGATGCACGCTCTCATCCGTCGGGCCGCCTGGTTGGCGTTGTTCTCGTAGATGTCCCGGGGGTCCACCAGCCTCTTCGTTCCCTCCCGGGTGTACCGGACGTGCGGGACATCGAAGATGCGCTCGAAGCGCGAGTTGGTCTCCACGTCCCACGCATAGGTCTGGATCGTGGACTTCTGCCCGTCGCTGGAAAGCTCCCGCCACCCGGACTGGAAGTTCCCCCACGACTGAGCGAGGGCCTCCGCACATCGGATGCTCGGCCCCGTCACCGTCTGTCCGCCCTTCGGATAGGCGTAGATGGCTTTCTCCGCGAGGGAGGGACGCCGGCACATGGCCCGGATGCGCTCCACCGCGGCGGCCTGGTCCCGCGGGTTGGCCATTGCGACGGTGATCGCGCCCTTGACCTCGGCGATGGCCCTCTCGGCCTCCGTGTTCGCCGCGGCCCCCACGGCCTTCACGGGGGAGGAGAACCCTCCCCCTTTCACGACTGCTGTCTGTTCGCTGCTCACGTTGCCTCCTTCATCGGCATTTTGAACTTCCCTATGCGACCTCCGCACTTGGGACAGAACTTGAAGTCTGGATCCTCATTAGGAGGAACATCCGTGAAAACCCATTCCAGTCCGCAACCAGAGCACGACCAGACTTCGTTGTCGTACTCCATGTTGCATGTCCATACTACGCGACCGCCCATGCGTTACTTCTGTTTCGAGAGCCGCAGCTCCCGTGTCGGCTTCACGTCGAATGCCTCAACGTGATAGCCGTCTTTCGACTTCCATGTGCAGAGCTTCACCGATCCATCCATAAGGGTGTCTCCGTTGTCCCCGATGGCGAGCTTCAGAACCAGCGCAAGCTCCTTGTCCTTCTCGTCAAGGCGCTTCTGGGCGGCACGGACAAGACCTATGCTCCTGCGGGCTGCCTTGGCAACATCGTCCGCCTGCACTTCCCCCTCGTGTGACAGCGGCCAACGGCGGTTGGCCTCCTCGGCCGTCTCGGGAGGCGGAAGCTCCCCGCGCTCCACGTACTGCCACACGCGGTCGTACTCCAGACGGATCATGGCCTCGATGAACGCCTCGTCGCGCTTCACCGTGTAGATCAGGAGCCTCTGGCCCCCGAACAGCACGGGGTAGTCGCAGAAGAGGCGGTCGGACACCGCCATGTTGTGCTGGCCCTGGATGAAGTATTCCCGCGGAACCTCATCGGTCCCCGGCTCGCCCCACTCCACTTCCTTGCTGGCCTTGGTGGTCTTGGCCTCAATGATCCCGCTCTCGTTGATGATGATGCGGTCCAGGTGAGCGCCCATCCACGGGTACTTCGAATGACGGAGGAGCCGCGGGACACGGCGCACCTTCCTGCCGGTCCTCCTCATGTACTCCTGGCAGACCACGGCCTCCAGGATGGTCCCGAAGTACACGTCCTCCCGGGTGGAAAGGTCGTCGGGGGGGCGAACCCCCAGCTTCTCCTCGGCCAGCGAGTAGCTATCGCCCCACCGACTCTCGTTCAGCGCCTTGGCGGCATCCGACCCACCGATGTAGGTCCGCCGCTCCTCGGGAGACATCCCTGACCCGACTATCAGATCGGGGGTGTCTGTGACTGTGACGTTCACCAGCTCGGGGAGGTCGTCCTCTTCGTGGACCAACTCGATGCTGCTCATCCCCTGGCCCTCCTCTGCAAGTTGATCTCCCCCGGAGTCTCCTCCAGTATTTCCTTCATGGCGATGCTCGCCAAGACCATCAGAACTGATCCGCACAGTTCCCCCCGGTTAAGCATGTCCACCAGCACAGAGGGAACGTCAGCCGTACTGCCTCCCTGAGACTTCTCCCGGGCGCGAATCTGGATGTCAGCGATGTGCTGCGCCATCTTCTGCGTGCTCATCCCGAAGGTCTCGCAAAGCCCCACCCCATCTTCTTTGAAGCTGAAGCTGAAGCTGAAGACGAAGGACTGCTTGTCGCTCACAGCCTCGACCCCTTCCACTTCGCAATCTCGGCAAGGCTCTTCTGGATCTCGACATTCACGGCGTCGAGAGCGTTCACCTTGTTCACGATCTCGTCTATCTTGTCAAAAATGACGCATTCAAGGGCTGTTGATGTAGGTATCGTCTTGGGGAGCTTCTCCAGTGGCTTCGGCTCCTGAATCGGCTCTCCCATGGCTATCTTTGCCGCATCCTGGGGCATGTGGGTTGATCGGAGCCTCTCGTACTCTTTTCTGATCCTCTCCCGCTCGTCGGCACGGGCTCTCTCAATAGGCTCCCTGTAGATGTTCCCTTGGAGGCCCTTCTCGTACCCCTCCCTCCGCGCCTTTTCGATCTCGGCCTCGGCGTGCTCCCGGGGAACCCACACGCGGGCCATTTCTCCGTCCGTTTCTTTCAACGTCAAAGGCCAATGAATCTTCATGTCCGCCTCCCGTGCTTCATCCTGTTCTCGTAGGCTGCCGCCGTCTGCGCGGCCTGCTGAGTGAACCACTCGTTGATCGTGGATCCCCCAGCATCCAGCAAGGCTGCCTTCAGACGGCGTACAAGCGCCGTGGAAACCTTGCTGATTCGGATGTCCTGAAACCGTCCCGTTGCTCTCATGTGCTAAGTATTATGCATGGATGCACGTGATTGTCAAGGATTATTTTGAAAGAAAAAGCCCTCCGCTCGGAGGGCTCATAGCGGGAGCGAGGCGGGATCTCTACTTGATGCCCAGCTTCTGGAGCAGGGTGTCGAAGTGGCACTGAGTCTCGAAGTGCTGGATGCCGTTGCGGACCTCCAGGATCACGGAGCGCACGTCTTTGGCGAGGAGAACGGCTTCCCCCTCGATGGCGTTGATGGCGATCTTCCCGTCAGCGAGGAGTTCCTGGCGGATCTTCGCGTAGGCGTTCTTCATCTCGGTGTCCCAGCGTTCGTCCACGCTTTTCTGGTACTCCTCGTTGGTCGCGCGAAGGTCTGCGTTCTCTTTCTGCAACGCCGTGATGTTGTTCATGTCCGCAGCGTGGGCCTCGGCTGCCAGCCGTGCCTGCTCTTCGAGGGATCCGATCTGGTCCTGGAGATTCTTGATCGTGACCTGGGGGTCTTCGGCCGGTGCGGCCGGGAGAGGGGATGCCTGTTCCTGCTGATCGCTCACATGATCCTCCGTTTCATTTCTTGAAGAGTGACACCACCCATTCGATGATGTCCTTACCCGTGAACGCCTTCACGCCGAGGTCAACGGCCGCGACGCCGGCAACGATTCCTGCTGTCTTCCAGATGCCCACCTGAAGCTCCAGACCCTTCGCGTCAGCCTGGGCTCGGATGGTAGATGCGGTAGAGTCGGACAAATCCTTCGCCAAGAGCGCGGATTTGTTTTCCGATGTCAACTCCGCTTCCTGCGAGGCTTTCAGCGATGCCCTCAAGGCCGCGTTTTCCAGCGTCAATGAGCCGTTGCTGGTCAGTAAGCTGAGATTGCTGCTGCTCAACGAGGAGTTGTTCTCGGTCAGCCCTTCGACTTGCTTCTGCATCGTTGAGACGAACAAGTCGTAGCTGCTGGGCAAGGTCTGCGCGATCGGCAACAGCGCCTGCCAGAGAGGCTCGGAGATTGGTGAGGTCGGCGTTGAGCTTTGCCCCTGCGCCATGAGAGATCCAAAGCACAACAGCACCGCACAGAACAGCACCGAGGGCAAACGCAATCGCATGGCTCACCCAGCCTTTCACGGCTGCTTCGGGGGAAGGGGGTTCTGGATCGCGCTGTCAGTGAACCAGATGCGGAGGATCCCGTTGCCGAGGGCCACGAAGATCGTCAGCCCAACAACCCAGCCCTGACTCTTCACCACGCCGAGCACCGCGGCCAGCACGCCCACAATGAGCGTGATGATGTTGAACCAGAGGGTCTTCGACTGCCACCACTTCTTCATGTTGTCCTCCTATGCAATTTCGTAGTGCGGAAAATCGGGGAAGCGCGGCCAGTCCCCTCCCCACTGGAAGCCGTTGGCCTTCATAACCGCGGCGATCTGCTCCCACCGGGGATCCTTGTGGTCGGGCCACACGGGATTGCCGGCCGCGTTCACGGGAACAACGTCCAGCGCACGGCCCCCCTGGTGGTTGCTCTTGTACGTCACGCCGTCCGCGTTGGTCACGGTATAGGAGTTGTCGGAGGCCCCGATGGGAGGCATTCCCGCCTGCGAGCGCAAGAGGTTCACCGCGGGAAGGGCGTCACGTCCCTGTGCGAAGAGGGCCATCTGCTCGGCCTCGGTGCGAAGCGTGCTCGTGACTGCAAAGGGAATGCCCGCGGCGGTCAACTGCTCGGTGGCGAGCTGGGCCTTGCCCTGTACGTCGGGCTGGAGGTCGGTCAGTTTCGTGCTCATCTTCGTTCCTTCTGGCTGATAGCGGCGTTTGTCAGGAACACGGACACCCGGCTCTTGAAGTTGGAAATCTTCTCCTTGGCCTCGTGGAGATTCCCGTTGCAAGCCTTCCCCTCGATGCACTCCAGCTCGACGATGTTCACGTCGAAGAGGATGAGGAGAGCCTCCAGCATGAGGGGACTCATGCTCTCGATACGGTCAATCCTCTTTGGAAGGTGCCCGATCTTCCCCGTGAACATCACGATGAACACGATGAGGAGAGTCAGGCCACCCCCAAGTCCAGCTCCTATTACTTCCCAGACGAGAGCTGAGATCTGCATCGGCCTACTTCTTGTGCATCTTCTTGAGGGTCTCGGCGAGACGGGCTTCCTTGCCTATCTTGCCGCCCTTCTTGGCAGCCGCGGCGAGTTTCTTCGCCGGGATCTTCTCGCCCTGGGGAACCCCAAGCGCCCGGTGGAGGGCGCCCTTGTTCTTCGTCGCTCCCGCGATCCAGTTTTTCGCCATGACCACCCTCCTTGTCAGATGTCCGCGTCTGCGGTCCAGTGGATGGAGCAGAGGTCTCCCACCGCTCCGTTGGCCGTGGCCTCCGAGGTCACGGTGATCGAGGATCCGTACTCCGTGGTGGCGCTGGTGTTGGCCGCGGCCGCTCCCTGCACGGCAGGAGTCGTTCCTGTGTGACGGTAGGCAGTGGCGCCCGCCCCGACAGGGGTGAAGAGGGTGAGCGTGGGGACTGCCCTCTTCCTCGCCACGAACTGGATGGGGACCTGGACGGCCGCCGCCGTTCCTGATCCCGTCCTGTTGAGGATGGCCTGCGCCCCGTAGCCGCCGTTGGCGACGGTGACCGATGCCGCGGGGGCGATCAGGAGAGGGAAGCTCTTCTCGTAGAATCTCTGGCAGGCGATGAGCTCGTCCCCGAAGGAGCGCGGGTAGTAGTCACGGATGTCCGCTCCCACGTACAGCCCGCATTCGGTGATCTGGATGATGTCGTTGATCGCGGGGATCGTCGAGGTCCAGATGACGGGAACGAGGTTCTTGATGTTCGCTCCCGCGGGAATAACGAAGGTTGCCGAGAACCTCTGGAAGGCCGCGGTCAGGACGCAATCCACGCCCGAGCTTCCCCTGGTGTTGTTGATGATGCCCGAGGATTCACAGGTGACAGGGTTGATGACGTTGAGGTTCGTCCCCCAAGTGGGGTCAACGCCCGTCAGACCGAACGCCGAGGCGATGGTGGCAGGCGGGGTATCCACGGTTCCCGAGGCGTTCAGGTAGAGCATCCCGAGGCGAAGGGTCGCGGGGTTCACCGTCTGTCGGGCTTTGAACTGGAAGCGAACCGTTCGGCCCGCAAGCTCAGTGGAGTCCGTTCCGTCGAGCCACTGCATGAGGACGAACTTGCCCGCTCCCGTGATCTGCTTGAAGTTCCCCATGAAGCGTGCCTGGACACCCGCCACGGGGGCGCCGTTGTTGTCCACGTTCTGGAACTGGAGGGATGCCACCGAGTTGACCATGGCCCACCTGTCGGCGGCATACACGCGCGCCGTGGTGGAACTGTAGGTCGTCAGCGTGTTGGGCACCTGCCGCTGAGCGATGGCGAACTCGGGGTTCATCAGGAAGTTCCTGTCCCTGAAGCCCGAGGCGGAGAGCTGCTGGATCGAGCCGTCCGACTGGATCGCCTTCACCCTTCCGCTGTCGGCGGGGTCCGCGTAGATGACCGTCTTCCCGCTTACGGGAGCCTGCGGTGTTTCCTGCGAGAGTACGAGCTGGCCCATGTTATGTTACCTCCACGACTGCGCTCGGCCCGACATCTATGGCCGCGCCGGTTGAGATTTCAAGACTCCGTGCAAAGATCAGGAACTGGTTCGGCCCCAGCACGATGTTGTAGTTGATGAACTGGCACGGCGCCACATAGTCCGTGACCGAACTCCCCAGAAGATTGACGCCTGTTTCTGCCATAACCCTCTCCTTCTACACGTAACGGATCGTCAGGTCAACGGCGACCTGGCCAGCGGCGACCAGCGGAACCACCTTCATCACGATGTCTGTCCCCGCCGGGTAGTCAAGGTTCAGGTTATCCATGTCGATGAACCCTGCCGAACCCGCGGTGAGTCCCGCGATGATCGTCTCATAGGCGGTGATCTGTGCGTTGTCGGTGCCGATGTTCGCCTGCACCTGGATGAGGAACTTCACGTTCTGGACGGCAGCCGAGGGGTACAGCGCCATGAGCTTTCCCGTGCGCTTCGGAACCTCCCCTCCCTGGTTGCCCGTGAGGTCAGCAGGGACCGTCCAGTAGCCCGAGTAGCCCGATCCGTTGGCGATGAGGATCTTGCAGCAGACGCTCGCCGCGGTGAGTGTGTTCGGTACCCCGCCCGCCCACGTGCTCGATCCAGTCTTGATGACGTAGATGTCGCCGGCCTGCACCCCGTCCGTTCCCACAAGAGAGACGGAGGCGGCGAACACGCGGCGGAAGGTACCGACCGTGGTGACCGCAGTCTGCCCGTTGAGCGCGATCTCCTCCACCAGCGGCCGGAGGTTGGCGTCCAGCCCGTAGACCTTGATCTTCCTGGCGCCCGTCCCCGCAGCCACGTCCTTCGTGTTGTCCGAACTGGTGATGTCCAACTTGAACCCCGCCGTTCCGAAAAACACGGGGAGACTCTGGTTCACCGCGAAGTCGTTGAGGTTGAGGATCGAGGTCCCCGAGTTCACGCCGAAAGCGTGAATCGTGATGTCCTTCCCGAACAGGGAGCCCTGAAGATCCATTGCGCTACTCCTTCAATTCCAGTCCACCGAGGGATAGACGGGAATTGCGAACGTGATCCCCGCATCCGTGGGGGGTACGACCACGGTGAAGACCTTTGAGGGATTCCCGAAGGCGTCTATCGTCACCGTGAGTTGATAGTCTCCCGCCGTGACGGCCTGCTCGTAGTAGTAGGCGTGGCCATCAGCGCGCAGAGCGGGAAGGTAGTGATCCGCACTTCCGTTCGCGGAGACCGTGGCATTGTACTGACACCAGTTTTCCACGCGGAACATGGGGTCGAGTGCCGTGGTTGCTGCCGGGACCGCTGCCTGCTGGCATCCCGTGAGAGCGAGAAGTCCGAGAAGCAGGATGGTGGAAAGGTATTTCATCTGAGTATCCTCCGTGCCACCATCTTACCCTGTCACCTGCGTCTGTGCAATAGAAATCGGAGCGTCGGGAACGTCCTGCAACTCCTGGACGGCCCACGGGTCGTCAGGAGACTCGTTGTTGTGCATCTCCACGGTGAGCTTCCACCTGTAGAGAAGGCCCTGGTAGTGGTCCTTCGCGTCGGGGATTGGCTGCTCGGGGACCGCCTCCACCGGATCGTCCTTGCCCACGGAGGCGCGAGCCATCGTCGTCAGCTCGGCGTTCATAGCCTGGGTGTTGCTGGTGACCTCCGCGAGGTCGGCCGCGGTGTCAACGGAGAAGACGACGGTGCCTTTCTGGTCCACGACTTGGAGCGCCGTGGGTACGGAGGACACGGGGACGGGTTGCGACACTGCCGAGGGGTCCTCTCCGAACACGGTGACGAACTTCATCATGCCACGTACCTACCCATCCAAAGGCTCAAGGCCGCTCCCATGCTCTTCGCCTCAGTGCTCTTGCCCGCACGCGGGGTGCCGTTGGTGCCGTCGGTGATGGGAGACCCCGTGGCAAGATTTGCGGTCCCTTGCGATGCTGAATTGTAAGTGAATCCAGCTACGGCACCGCCAACCGAATTATCTGCCGCCGGTCTGTGAAGATGCCCCTGCCCCCAGCTCCTCCTCCTGAGCCCAATGATGTTCTTGTTCTGCGCGGCGTAGGGCGTCTCCTCATCCAAGTCTCCCGTGGACATGAGCGTGCGTCCCTGAGCCTTGTAGACGAGCGCGGAGGTTGCACTCCCCGAAATCCGGTAGGCGTAGAAGTTGGCGTTGAAGGCGCCCCCGGAGTTGTTGGCGACGGTGTAGGAGAAGGTGAGCGTCCGCGCTCCAGCGTTGAGGTTCGTGATCGCGTAGTCGCCGGCCGGGACGCTCGCTCCGAGGAGGGGAACGGTGACCGTCCGCCATCCCGTGTAGGTATTCCCATGGACGAGAAGCTCCTCGGCAAGCGCCGCCAGGATTGCATCGTTCGCCGTGGTCGCGTTGAACGTGATGGTGACGACGTTCGATGTGATCGACCACCCCGAGCACCCGAAGGCCGTGACCTCCGTTCCCTGCCCGCGCTGGTAGGCGATGGGGATGCTGAGAAGGTGAGGTACTCCAAGAGGCCAGTGAGCCGTGGTGATCGTCTGGTCGCCGTTCTCAAGGTAGAGGCCCGCCCACTGATTCTGAGGGTTAGCGGGGTCGTACTGTGACGGGGCAACGTAGTCGTCCGTCCACACGTACTCTCCGAGGCGATGGCGGTTCTCCATGTCGAACTGCATCTTGTCGATGGTCGATCCCGCGGGGATGAGACCGAAAGAAATCTGGAGAGCGATGGTCTGTGCCTGAGCGAGTCCTGCCTGCCACACGGCGTTGATGGCCGCCCCTGCCGAAGCGGTTACCGAAGGCGCCCCCGAGGCGTCGAAGGTCAGTTGCTGGAGCGCGCGCGCCGCCACCACGGGAAGGACGTAGCTGAGCCCCGGGGGATCACTCGTCGGGAAGGTGAGTGCGTACCCGGAGGTCGGGATGTTGCCGTTGCCGATCTCCTGGATCATCTGGGTGAGCTCGTCGATCATGAACTCAAGGCGGTCGGCGACGATCCCCCCGCCGTCCACCACGCTCTCCTCGTTGACGTGAGGAGTGGAGCGGAAGATCGTGAGGTTCCCGTAGCGAACGTCCCACGTTCTCATCTGCGTGAGCGTCCCTCCGGTGGGAGAGGGGAGGGTCAAGCTGAAGTCCACCCCCTGCGTGAGCTGGAGGTTCGGCAAGCCGGTCTGAGACATGATGGCAAATATTTCGGCCTGCTGCCTGTAGCAGAAGGGAATGTTGTACGTCGAAGGCGATGCGCCTGGAGTGAAGGTGTAGAATTGGCTCGTCTGCGTCGTGGCTATCATGCGCGCATCTCGCTTTCTATAGTGTGCCGGGAGACGGCGGGAGTCAAGGGCATCACTTCAGAAGCCCTCTCAGCGGACGCTGTGACAGACCGAAAGTGGTGAGGCCGGTGTCGGTCAAGGAACTCAGGAGCTGCTTCCACGCCTTGTCCTTCTCCACCTGATTTGAGTGGGGGTTTATCATCTTCAGGACGGCGGCAAAAGACTGTGGCGCCATCGCAAGAGTCTGCTCCACTGGCCCCATGTTGGGCTGCTGAGGGTTGACCGCGAGATTGTATCCCTCGACGGCCATGTCTCCGAGGCCGAGAACCATTCCCGCATCTTCCCGTCCTATGCTCTTGGCAACGTCGCCGAGCATCTCCTTTCTGTTGCGCTTCGGCTCGGGGAGAGGCTCTTTTCCCACCAGACCCCGGATGGCGTTCGTGATAGCCGTCCCTGCCTGATCCATTCCGTAAAACATGAGCCCCTCACCGATTGCGTAGAACGCCGTGACTCTCGTCGCCTTCCAGATATTCTGGGCGGTGGGGTTCCGGTGAGCCTGCATCATCGTCCGGCGCACGACCTCGAACCCCTTAATGCCCTCGCTCTTGAACTTCGTGAGGAAGCGCATCACGGGGAACTTCTGAATGCCCGCCTCCTGGCCTCGGATGTTCGATGCGTGGGTCTGCCCAATGATCGCGTCACTGAACTTCCCTGCCGCTATCGTCTTATCTGCGGGAGAAAGCCCGGGGACATCGCCCTCCTTCAAGCCCGTGATGTTCTTGAAGTCCTCGCTCATCTGCTTGCCCTGAGAGGCCCTTCGGAACTCGATCTCGGCCTGCCTCCTTCCAAGGGTTGCGTCGAAGTTGTAGGCGAAGTCGGTCCCTGCGCGGTTGAACGCCATTCCCGCGCGCTTTCCAATCGTCCTGGCTCGGGATACAACGCGCGCGGCTCCTTCGAGGATGGGATGTTCTCCCTGCACTCCCGGGCTGCTGATCGCCAATTCCTTCCGGAGCATCTGTGTCTGGTCGAGCGTACCTCCGCGCCGGGTCTGGCTGTCGTATAGCTTTGACGTTGCCCTCGATGTCTCCCGCGATCCGTTGCGATGGAAGACTACATCAGCGAGGGTCTTCATCGTTGATTCGAGGGTCCCGAATTGGAGCGCTGAACGGATGGCCAGGGCTGCCTGTTTCACACCGCTCTTGATATTACCGGCAAGGTCGATGATGCCCGTCCAGTTGCCGGCGGCGTCCATCGCGTTCTCGAAGCCGCGGGGGGTGTCTTTCTGGCCCGCCATGTATTTCAGGTCGTCGCGCATCATATTGATGCGGGGCTTGCCAAACTGGCGCTCCAGCTTCGGTCCTATCACCGGGTCCCAGAGGATGTCGGCTGCGGCCTTCGCGCGCTTTGCCATCGTGGTGATGAGCGCCGACTGATTGAGGTCCTCCTGGATCGTGCTGTAGAAGTCGCGCGTGTAGACGGGGGCCGTGCTTCCGGTGCGCTCGATTGTCCTCGACTCGTCAACGTGAAGACGAATCCACTGTTTGCTCTTCTGGAGGTCTTCGAGGTCGGTTGCGAAGTTGGCCTTCTCCCCTTTGATGACAAACTTGGGCCAGCGGTTCTCCACCCGTGGCATCGGGTAGCCATAGCGTTCCTCAAAGTCTTTTGCCAGGGCATCTCCCGATTTCAGAAGTTGCTTGGTTGCCACTTCGTCCATCATCTTCACGTCTTTCGGGTCCAGGTGGGAGAACATTTTCTGGAACGTTTCCTCGGGGATCTTGATGATGTCGTGGGTGTCGATGGCATCCCAATGCTCAAGGCGCGTCCCGTTCAAGAGCGATTCCTTGTGGTTGGCGTCCTTGAACATCATGTACCACGACATGATCTCCCCGTAGGTGGCAGTCACGTTGTCCTCAGTGATTCTCCGACCGCGCATCGCGTTGTACTTCTCGGGGTTCGTTCGGTGGTCGATTCCGAGGCTCTTCAGGTGGTCATCCATGATCGGTGATTTCAGGGCGTTCTGCGCCGGCTCCAGAGCGTAGGAGGCTTCAAGCATATCGCGCCCGACCGTCTGGTAGGCTTTATTGTCCTGGCCTCCGAACACGATCTCGGCGTTCATGTCATACGTGTTGGCGAGTACGCCGCCCTCACTCTTCGCGTCCCGCACAGCCGCCTTGAAGGTCTTGCCGAGTGTCGGCTCTTTGTTCGCCATCTCCTCCGCCGTCAGCTTCATGCCCTTGATGCGGGGAAGGGTGTCTGTTCTCAGTGCGGATCGCTCGATGTCGCCCTGGGTAGTCCGTACCTTTTCCCGCATCCTCTGGATCCAATCCAGGTTCGAGAGAGCGTCAGCGAGGTCGGAAATGATTGCCGGAGGAAGATCCTTTATCTTCACCGTCGAAGCCTCGCGCAGTTTGTTGAGGTCGATGGTGGGGCCCCGATCCGGGGAAGCCTGTATGGCATCGACGACCTTGGAAAGTTCTCCGCGTAGAGTCTCGTCAAGGTTGGCTTTCGCCGTCTTGCCTTTGAGATTCAGCTTCTCCCCTATGGCTTTCACGGCTTCACCGAGATCAGCCTCCATGAACTTCGCGCCCTTCACAATCTCGTCGATGCGCGATATGTCCTTCTTCATCTGGACGCGCGTGTCCATCTGAGCCCGTAGCGATTTCACAGCAGCGACCTTATCAGCCTTGGCGGCTTCGAGTGCGGCCTTCGCGTCGGTTTTCCCCTGGTCAACCGCCAGTTGGAGATTGGAGATTTTCTTGGTAAGTTCCTGCACGTCGGGCCGGCGCTCGATGTAGTCGGCGCTCCCCTCCTCTGTGCGCGTCGCCTCGTCGAGCACGCGGCCCTGTTCTTCGCTCATGGCAGGGGTGACCGGACGGGTTGCGGGTTCGGCGGTCGTTTTGTCCATGCCGTTTCCCGTCGAAGGCCGTTCGGTCGCCTTTGCTTCCAGGGGTTCGACAATCGCGTGCGTCCCGCCCTCGGCGTCGTTGTACCAGAGGACAGCCTTCCCCTCGTCGTTGGGGTCCATCCGAACAGCGTCGTGCCAGTCCTTCGTGACCCCCGGCATCTTGATGTCTTCCCCGTGGGCTTCCTTGGCCTTGTCGAGCATGGCCTTCAGTTGTTCGTCGCTCACGGTCTTTCCCTCCGCAGTCTCGGCTTCGAGCTGGGCAGCGTAGGGGTCCTCGGCAGGCTTCACTTCGGGGAGTTGTGGCTCCCTATCCACGATGTCGCCTATGGTCTGTTTTGCCTGCATCTCGCGCGTTGCCGCCTCGATAGGATGCTCGGGGATCTCCGCGGCCTTCGCCTTTTCCGCAGAGGCTTTCACGGCTTCCTCGAAGCGCGCTTCCTGGGCCTGCTTGGCGAGCTCCCGGTCGGCCGCTGCGGAGACGGCGTTCTCGATGTGCGTCTGGACCATGGATCGGAGGGCTTCGTGGGCGCCAACAGCGCCTGCCACAACGAGGAACTGACCAGCCGCCCCCTGAGCGATCTCTCCAGCAAGCTCCCGGGGGGATTTCAGCTCGACATGCGTGCCCTTCAGCCTATTCGAAAGCGAGGCCGCCACTTCGGGAAGCGCGGCGTTCGCCGTCGCCATCCCAACGGCCATGAGCCCCTGCTTCCCGAACGCCCCTGCCGTCTCTGCCGTGGCCGCGTCCATGCCGAGGGTCGTTGCCAGCTTCCCGGCGGCAGCTTTCGGGATCACTGAGGCCGCAGTCTTGTCGATCGCTCCGTTGAGCATGGGTCGAATCACGCCGTCGATGAGGGCGTCGCCAACCGGCTTCGCCACTTCCTGGCCGATGGGGATAGCCATCATTCCGACTTGGAGAGCGCCCAGCCCCGCGGCGGCCATGCGCGCGTAGGTGGGGTCCACTCCGCGGTCGATGAGACTTCCGTAGGAGCCTCCCACGAGGGAGCCGAACACCTTGCTGGACTCTCCCTCAGCCGCCTCCAGAAAGTGCGTCTTGGGGTTCATGCCCAGCGTCTTCGAAAGCAACTCTCCGCTGAGGATGGACAGGCCCGTGTAGGCAACGGTGTCGGTGGCGTGCTCCACCTGGTATCCAAGCTGGAAGGCGATCCCCGCGGCCTGCTGGGGGAGCCACCCCAAGGTCGGCCCCAACTCGGCCTGCTGCTTCTTAACGGCAGCACGCGCGTCCTTGGTGGCCTGGCTGTCGTCTCCGAGGAACATCTTGCCAGCGAGATCAGCGTCCTGGGCCGCTAGTTGCTGGCCCTTGAACATATTGGAGACTTTCTGCCCGATGGTCGCCGGCGTCTGACCCTTGGCCGAATCTCCGAAAATATGCTCCGCGATGGGGGCGAAATTACCGTGAACGTCCGCAGGATTCATCCGCAGCCACTTCCCGAGTTGCTCGGACGCGCTCAACTTCGCATCCGCCTGCGCGGGGTCGGGGGAGAGCGCCATGATGCGCTGGCGGGCATCCTCGGGAGGAGGGGGCGCAGAGGCTCCCGGGGCCTGTTGGGGAGGGGGGGGCGGGGAGGCCGACTCTGGGGGCGGCGGCGGGGCCATGACGGCTACCGGGGCCGTGGGCTGCGTGGCTACCTCTGGGGGAGGCGGGGGTCCGGGAGCGAAGGCATCTCCCACGGGCTATCTCTTCGCCACGACGGGCCACGATGCGGGGTCAGGGAACTTCTTCGCGGCATCCTCGGTGGTGCCCTTCCAGACGCCCTTTCCGTTGGCGTCCAGCATGTAGGTATAGACGCCCCCTCCCTGAGTGTGCAGGTACGTCTGCCCGTTCTCCTTCTCGGGAGCCTTCACGGAGGTAACCTTGGCACCCTTCACGGCGTCGGCGAGGTCCTTCTGGAGGAAGTCCTGGTACCGTTTCATCGTCGGCTGGAAACCCTCCGTCTGCGCCATCTCCGCGGTCTCCCCGCGCTGTATCTTCCCCTGGAGATCATTCATGGCCCCGCGGTCCTGGGAGCCAAAGAGAACCTGATTGAGAACGCCTTTCGTCGAGAAGAGTTGGCCCACCTCCTGATTGAGGAGCTTGTCCGTGAACACACCCTTGATGTGGTCCACGGCGCCGTAGATTTCCTGAAGGTCTGGAGTCTTACCCTGCGCGGCGCGTTTCCTGTACCAATCGTTGAGCATCATGTTGGCGGCCACGCCCTGCTCGGGACGTATGAGCGTCGCACCTGTCACAGGGTTCGGGGAGGCCCACGTATGGATGATGCCCATGGCGTCGTGGAGGGTGGGGTCGTCGTCTTTGCGGTTTCTCAGGAGGTAGTCCAGCTCCTCACCGTCGATCTTGATGACCTTTCCCTTGTCCGGACCGTCCGGTACGGTGTAGCCGCCCTCCTTGAACGCCTGCCGGAAGATCGCACCCTTGTCCAGCTTCTCGGAGGAAGGCTCCGAATCGAGGAGGAGGAGGTAGGGGGGGATGCGATTGGCGAGCGGTCCCTTCGGGGGCTCCTTCTCGTCTTTGATGCGAGCCTCGATGAAGCTGTATTCTTTTTCGTAATCCGTGTTGGCTGCGAACTTCTGGTCTTTGTCGGAGAACCAGCGCAGCGTGTCCTCCCACGAGTTGCCAGCCTGATTGTAGGCATCGACGGAGTTGCTCATCTTCTGATTGTCGATTTTCGCCTTGGAGTCCAGATAGGACATCGCCGCCTTCATCGTGGCATCCTGGCGGAAGCCCGGGACTTGGCTCACGAGTTGGTCGAGGGCCTGGCTGTAGATCATGCCGCCCTCGTCGTGCGCTTTCACCGCGGAGTCGATGACCTTCTGGTTCCACTGTGCCTGCTCGCCGGCGTCAACGGCCTCTATCTGGCCCTTGAGCTGGTTGCGGTCCTTCTCGTCGATGCCTGTCTGCTGGGCGAGTTGCGCTATGGCAGCTTCCTTGCCCTGATTCTGGACAGAATCGAGGAGCGACTTCGAAAGCATCCCGAGCTGCGCCGCGGCCTTGGCGGCCCCTACCTTCTCCGCGAGGACCTCCGGGTGGTAGAAGTTCTGGTAGGTGGGGTTGGACGCGAAGGCATCGAGGAGGTCGGTGCTCCCCGTCTTGATCGCGTCCTGGGTCGCCATCTGGAGAGCTCGGTCAACGCCGGCCTTCCCATTCTCCACGGCGTCCTTCGTAGCCTCTTGGTAGGCGGCTTTGTGCGCCTCTACCGCTGTCCCCGTGAATGACTCCAGAGCGTACTTCACCACGTCGGGGAACGCCTTGTACTTGTCGGCCAGGGCCTGCTGGGCGCCATCGAGGTAGGTCTGGAAATCGGGGTTGAGCTTGATCGTGCGCATCGGCGCCGGCTGGCCGTTGTCGTCGATCCCCTCGCTGGTGATGAAGTCGAAGCCCTTCCCCGGACCCTGCTGCACAAGGTCGATGGCCTTCGCGTTGGCTCCCTCTTTCGCGTGCAGGAGGTCGGCCTGCATGTTCACGAACGCCGCATCCTGGGCGACTTTGTGGAGGTACTGGCCTGCCTTCGCTATGGGGTCGAGGACAGCTTTTGTCGCCTCGTCTATCGCGGCGGATGCAGCTCCGTAGCCCGCGGGTGACGGTGGAGAGAGGTTCTCGTTCGGGATGACGAAATCGCTCATCTGCTTCCTCTCAGAACCACGAGGCTATCCAGCCGGCAAGGGCTCCGACACCAGCGCCAATGGCCCCGCCGATCACCGTTCCAATTCCAGGTATGATGGAACCGATGGCAGCTCCCGCAGCCGCTCCTACACTGGCTCCCGTCGTAACATCGCCCGCCTGTATCTGCGCATTCGCTACATTGAGCTTCCCCTCCGCGGAAGTCTTCTCCAAATCGAGCTGGTTCACCAGCGTATCGTAGCCGGCATCGTAGATGCTCTTCTGGGCCGTGTAAGCCGCGGCCCCCGAGGTAGGTTGGTCAGCTCCGCCGGTCTGGATCCCGCGCATCCCCATCGCCGCGAGGCGGTCTCCAAGGGTCTGCGCCTCATTGGTCTGATACTCGGCTTCCTTGGTGGCTTCGTACTGCGGGAAGTAGTCGAGATACTTCTGGTAGAGGTCCTTGTTTGCTTGGCCCTCAGTGGCAGTCGTGAGACCCTTCTCGAATCCTTCAATGTCCTGCGTGACTCCGGTAAGAAAGGAACCTACGTCGAAATTGACAGCGTCTGGACTGTTGAGTGGAGAAGAAGACTCGTACATAGGGTCGCCACCAGAAACCGATGAGAGGCTGTTGTAATTTACGTCGCTCACACTTCCACCAGTTTGTAGCGTGCCGTGATCGACACGAGGTTGAATGGAACAGGGTCAACGATGGCTACGTACACCCCCTGATTGTCGTCGATCTGCATGGGGAGGTTGTCAACGGGGACGAATCCCGAGTTCATCGCCGGGGGGTTCCCGTAGGTCATCACACCGAGGATCTGGAGCTTGTCCCAGAAGTTGGTGAGCGTCTCTCCGGGGTTCCCCAGGGGATCGCTCGGAGCCGTCTGCCCAACCCACCCGCCGAGAGAGTTGTACACCTTCAACCAAGCCTTCTCGATTGAACGCAGCAACCCCAGGGCCCCACCCTTCGCGGGAAGCATCGGGATGAGATCCCACCACGCCGAGTAGTACGGGAAGCCTACCTGGAGCTTCTTCACCGGCTGAGTGTAGTCGATGACCCCGCCCCCCGAACAGGTGACCAGCGGCATTACCCTGCCGTCTCCGAACCCCGCCACCTGCTGAGTACCGAGCGGGGAAGGAAGGCCGGTGAAGTGGGTGGTGCCAACGCCCCCGGGCGTCTGTGTCTGCCCGCAGTCCAGGTAGAAGCTGTCTTCCTGCGCGGTGGTGTTGATGTCGTCCAGGTACAGGTACTCGATGGAGACGGTGGTGCCGCGCACCACGGCGAGCCAGAGCTCGTCGTAATTGGTACCGGAGAGGACGCATCCCCCCGCCACCTTGCCGGCGCCGCCGATCTGGTGCTGGGCAAATCCGCACCCAGCGTTCACGATGAAGCCAGTGTCCTGCTGCTTCACGTTCGCAGAGACGATCGTGCCGTCAGCCATACGGATCCACGCGATGGGCTCTGGGCGCAACGTCACCCAGAAGTCCACGGCGACGCGGGACATGAGGTGCTCGGCGTGGTCGGACAGGGGGGCGTCGGAGAAGAAGCCGCGCTGGAGCGAGAGGATGAGGCTGCGCAGCGTCTTCCCATCCGCTCCGAGATAGAGGTTGACGTTGACCACGGGGACCGGCCGTGAGTTGGCAAGCGCCCCGTAGCTGGCGCTCTTCTTCATCCAGTAGGTAGCGGGAGTCGGAGGCGTCCCCGTGACCCCATCGGGGTACATCCATGTGGACTTGTCGGTTCCCGCCAGAAGGGACTGCGTTGCCAGGAGCCAGAGGACGCGCGAGGCGTTCATGTCGTTCTGGAGGAGGTAGATGGCGTCTGCCGCAGCCGGGGATGCCGGAATCGTGAAGATGAGATAGGTCTGCGCCGTCCCGGGAGCAGGGAGCGTGCAAGCGTACTGTGCCGTGGGGTTGGCGTTGGTGCCCGTCAGGAAGAGGCGGCCCGCGTAGAACTCTCCAGCCCCGGGGTAGTGATTCAAGCTGCCGAACGTCTCGGGTGTCCCTGCCGTCGTGTTGGTGAACGTCGGCTGGCTTGCCGACCAGGCCCCGCTTCCGTCAGAGGCGGCGTTCACGATCTCGCAGACGGGGCACCCCCCCGCGGTACCTGTTGCCGTCCCCGACATGAATAGCCAGAGCGTACCGTTCGTCGATGCGTGGTTGATCGCAGGAAGGTCCGCGAGGGCATAGGCGGGGACATTGGTGGTGATCGTGGTGACGTAGGCGTGCGTTGCCTGAGAGAATACGTAGATCGTGGCTACACCGGAGACGAGGCAGATGAACAGAGCGAACTGCTGGCCGTACTTCGCGGTGAACTTGACCTTGCGGACCACCTGGGAATCAGCCGGCACAACGTAGACGAAGCGAGTCCCGGGACGCCTCCGCCACCCCCCACCCGCGCGCGGGATGACGTTGTACATGAGAGCAGAGCCCGTCTTGTACTCGGGGGATTCCACTCGGCCCTGGAAGGTCGGAGCTATCTCGCCATAGCCGAAGTCCCCCTTCGTGATCTCATGGACATCGAGATCGCTCATGGCCTAAGCGAACCTGTTCGGATCGGAGAGATCGCCCTCGGTCGAGGAGTCGCCGCCCCTGGTGTCCTCGTAATATTTGTAGCCGCGGACGCCGCTGCCTTGGTAGGTCACCTTCATCTTGTCGTCGTTGGCGATGGCGTTTCGGAGGGACGAGTCGGCGCTCTTCTCCAGGATCTTCAAGAGCGACGGGTTCTGCCGCATGGGCATACACAGGCCCACCGCGAGCTGATCGTGGACAGCGTGAAGGAACCAGTCGGGGAGCGTTGCCGCATCCTCGTTGTAGAGGAGCCGCTGGTACTTCAGGTAGCATGCGGTGGCGTTGGTGAGGATCCACCGATCCTCTCGCGCCCACGGCATGCTGGACAGGGTGTCGTCGTCGGAGATCGTCGTACCGGCAGGAACCGCGTTGATGGCAATCACGCCGTCCTGCTGGAAGTCGGAGCAGTCGTTGGGTAGCGCATAGGCGTAGAGGTAGCCGTAGGCGGGAACGTAGTCTCCGTCCACGACGAGCTGGGCGCGCTTGCGCAGCACGCACCAGTCGTCGTTGGCCGCCAGTACGGCCGTTATGGCATCGGGAAGCAGGTCCGCGCAGATGAGGGCGTTGGGGTCGGAACCGCCGATGGCCGAGATCCGGTCCTTCCCCACCGCCCGAAGTGCGGTGTTGCACACCGAAACCCAGGATGCCCCGGGGGATGCTCCGACTATGGGCGTCTGGGCCATGTGTGTCCTACGCCTCCACCGGGACCTTCCCGGCCTTCTTCTTGGCTCTGGCCGCGGCCAGACGCTCGCCGGCGGCCTTCCTGGCCTCGGCGCTCATGGGCTTGCGGGTGCCCTTCTTGGCGGCGGGCGTGGGCCGCGCCGTGGGAGCCGCCGGCCGCTCGGGCCGCGTCAGGGTGATCGGGCCGGACACGGACTGCACATTTCCCTCCTCGGAGGTCTTGGCAATCGTGGTGCCCCGGCGGATGAGCTTCGGCCTGGAGATGGCAACGACGCCGTGGGGAAGCGTGTACTTTCCCTCGCCGGTCTTGGCGACCAGCCTGTCGTTGGCCTCTTCCTCCGCGGTGAGCTTCCGGTAGGGAAGGACACGCGCGTCAACGATATCGCACAACTCGTCGTTGTGGGCTTCCACCCATGCCGCGGCGGCCTCGTCCCCGTACTCGAAGACCTCGGGGAACAGGCCGATGGCCGTCAGGCGGCGAAGCTGGGCCTCGTCGATGTCGTAGATGCGCTCCCGCCGGTAGTTGTGCGTGATCGGGGTCTCGCGCTTGGAAAGGTGCTGGCGGTCTCCGCTGTCGATGGCGTCGTCGATGCAGATGAACTTCATGTTACGCTCCCACCTTCTCGGACCAGTGCCATGTCCCTTCGAGGCTGCTGTCGCTGAAGTGAACCGAAGTCCGCCACATCGACCCCTTTTCGCACTCTTCCCTGGTGGGCGTGGGCCTGTTGAACCGACACGCTCCCGGGGGGATGTCCTTGTTGGTCGCCTCGAACAGGTCGTTGGTACCGTCGAGGATGACCTGAAGATTGACGAGACCCGTTGTCCCGCCAGCATCGTGCCATGCGTTCACGATCATGGCCGGCCGATGCTCGCCGTTTTCCAGAACAAAGTGGACTATTCGTCCTTCGATGACACCGTTCATTGAGCGTTACCTCCGCTCTAAGAGAATGGCCCCCTCATACGAGAGGGCCACCCGAGTATACAGATTCGGAATCGCGGTTTCTACAGGTTGGACCCGCCGAGGGTCACAGCCAGAGCGGCCCGTGCGCCGTGCTCGAAGAACACCTCGAAGGTGTTGGACGTGTAGGACCCGCTGGACTTCGCCGTCAGCCCCTGGCTGAAGTAGCGCCGCACCGTCTCCGGTGCCCGGTGCCTCCACTCCTGCCCGATGGGCCACACGATGCCCGTGATCGTCGGAGCGTAGGTGGCGACGTAGGCCAAGGACGAGTTCATGGCCGCCACCGTGTCGTCCGCGATGAACGGGATGATGTAGTCCGCCGCGTTGAAGGCGCCAAGGGCGCGCCACACCGCGTACAGATCCCGGTCCAGGGTGTGCCGCGTGAAGCGGCTCAGGGTGGACATCGCCCCCATGTCGATGTAGGTCGTTCCGACCCCACCCGCCGGGTAGTAGTCGGTGTTCGCGGTCGTCGGGGAGATCGTCGCGTTGGCGATCGGTCCGTAGGCAAAGATTGCGTCTCTCATGGTCTTGCTCCTCTTTCCCTTCTGCCTACGCCAGCGCCGTCAGGTTGTTGGGGATGCCTTCGTGCATCCGCAGCGGGATACCCGCCACGAACGTCACAGGCCCGTAGCCCTCGATCGCCTGCACGGTGAGCGCGCCGTTTGCCGTGTCGCGGTACGCCTGCGCCTCGATCTGGCCCTTGATCGTGCGGTTGACGAACAGGAAGGCGTTCCGTCCGAAGTTCTGGAGCTGGTTCTTCCCGTAGCGCACGAAGTCGGTGATCGAGAACGTGTTGGCCGCGCCGCTGGTGGCGAGGTTGGTGTAGCGCATGAGCGCCCTGTTGTTGCGCAGCACGATGCCCGCCCAGATCTGGTACAGGCGGCACCAGGCGTAGTTCTGCCCGGTCCCGGTCGGGGAGGTTACCCTCTGACGACCGCGGTCCTCGTTGTGGAACCCGGGGGTCCCGCTGTTGGACGGGAAGGCCAGGTACAGGGTGTTGGGGGACAACTCCATGAGCCAGGCGTCCGAAACGTTCGCAGCAGCCCCGCCGCTGAAAACGTAGGGAGCGTAGCCGGTGAGGGCCGCGCGCCGCATGGACATCGAGTAGAAGTTGTCGGGTGCCAGTCCGTCGTTGCCGTACAGGAGGTTGTACGCCCAGTCCTGGAACGCCCCCTCCATGTTCAGGCCGTCTTCGCTGTCGCGCACGGCCAGGGGGTCATCGACGCCCTGGAGGATGCGCTCGTCGATCTGCGACTCTCCCTCGTAGAGCTTCACGGGCTCTTCGATGAAGTCGCCAGTCGAGGAGATGGTCGGGATGGGCTGGTTGGCGCGGGAGAACGTGCCGGTTCCGAGGCGGCTGCCCTGGAACTGGCGGTTCATCACGCCGTGGGTCGCCTTCAGCCAAGGCATGACATCCAGGAGGTCGATGATCTGGGCGAGCTCTCCGAGAGAGGCCGCCAGATTGTCGTAGTCCTTTCGGATCATGGCCTGAGGCAATGTCATTTGCGCGAAAGCGCTCAAACCTGCCATTGGTTGGCTCCTTACAGAATGCGTTTCGTGAGAAACACACTTGTCCGGTTCCCAAGTAGGTTCGAGAGATTCGAGGTCCCGATTCTTTCACACGGTTCCCAAGGTCTCTCGCCCTTGCAGGTCTCTTCTTAAGTGCGGGTGGAGTCCCGGCACCGCCGAGAAGCTCCTATGGCTGGGATGGGATTCGAACCCATGATCTCGGGGATATGAGCCCCGCGAGGACGACCACTCCTCTACCCAACTATGCAATCAATAGCCACGCGCGAAGGAAATGTCAAGAGCTTACCAGCCGGCTCCCGTCGCTGCTCCTGCCATTCAGGGCAACAGGTTCTCCGTCCACTCCGTAGATGACGCCAGGGGTCAGCCTCGGCGGGGTCTTGTGGACGCCGAGAAGGCGCTGGGACTCCTCGCTGTAGTGGAACCCCGAGTGCTTCTCCACGACCTGCGAGCCGATGACGTTGCCCTCGCTGTCGGTCTTGGGGATCTCCACGAACTCGGCCCTCCGCTCTCCCTGCGGTTGCGGCCGAGCACTCTGCTTGGACTCGAATCTCCGCGCGTTCTCGGCCACCCGGTCCACCTGCCCCTTGGAAGCCTCGATGCTCTTGAGGATGTCCTCTTCCAGCTTTCCCATCGACTACGCTCCTGCCGCCTTCGGACCGTGCAGCGCCTGCCACTCGGGGGAGTAGTTGCCCTGACGGCCGTTGACCGCCGGCTTCTTGTCGCCACCGCCTGCCCCTCCACCCTCTCCGGTAACGAGCCCCTTGGGCTCCAGTTTCGCCTGCTCTGCGGCGATGTCCTTCAGAAAGTCGGGATCGTAGGCGACACCGCTGTTGATGAGGGTCGTCCGCGTTTTCTCCGAGTACCCTGCGAGCTTCTTCACCGCGAGGTTGTAGGCGGCGTCTGCGGCCTTGGCGTCGCCCCCCATTGCCGCGGTGAGCGCCTGCATCTTGTTCGCCTCTCCCTGGGCCTTTCGCGCCTCGGTGCGGCCGGCCGCGGCCTTGGCGATGCCCTCGATCTTGGTCATGTACGCCTGAGCCTGCTTGCGCGTGTAGCCGTTGGCGTGAACGAAAGCCTTCGCGTCGTCCACGACCTCTTTCGGAACGAACTTATCGTCGTACTTGAGGTCGTACTCCTCGGCCTTGGTGGGGAGGTCCATGCGGGCGTGGAACTCGGCGACCTCCTCGGGAGGGCTGTCCTTCGTCGGGATGATGATGCCGCGCTCCTTCACCTTCTGCGCGAGGGAGGCGTGCTCAAGGAAAAGCTCGTTCACGTCTTTCCCGGCGTAGGACTTCAGCACGTCGGCGTACTGCTCGCGGACCTCTTTCTTGACCTGGGAAGCGAACTTCGGCTCTGCGGCTTTCGCGGCGGCCTCTTCTTCAGGTGTTGCCATCTGTTCCTCCGATTTGTGTGAGTTCTTCGGTCACATCGTTCATGTTGGCCGTCGATAATAGCACCTTGGCTTCCGCGGTGTAAGCCCTGAGTGCTGCGGGGTCAGTGAGGTTCACGTTGGGCTCCTCGCCCTCCCGGATGCCCAGCATGGACAGGAGCCAGTTGTGGAACGCCACGAGGTCGGGCTTGATGCGCTCGGCCTCCGTCTCGTTGCATCCGCAGCGGTTGGCGATCGCCGAGAGCACCAGCTCCCCGTAGTCTCCCGTTCCCTGGAAGCACGCGATGAAGGCGGCCCGGAAGGCGTGCTGGATGCGCAACTCCAGAAGGCGCTCTTCGTTGGGTTCGCTCATGTCCCGTCCAACTCGTTCGCGCCCTTGATGTGTGAGGCTCCGCAGATGAAAGCCGCCGCGGTCACGGACCTCTTGATGTCCTCCTCGGACAGGTGGGCACCCTGCACTTCCACCATGCCGTCCGTGTAGGCGAGGATGATGACGAACCCCGCGATGTGCTCGCCTTGGCAGTGCTTGGCGAGGGCGTTCTCGGCGCCTGCCGCGGCGATCATCTTCGCGGCGTTGCGCACGGGAGGGCCGGGGCGCCAGAGCTTGTTGTTGTTCTCGCTCACGACTTTCCGAACCCGTGCTTCTTCATCAGGTCCTTGGCGTCCTTGTCCGCGTCGGCTTCCGCCATGACCCGCTGGTAGTTTCCGAGGAAGATCCCCGCGTACTCCTTCATCATCGTGAGGAGGTTCGAAAGGCCGTTCTTTTGCTCCCTCGCCAGAGCCTCAAGCTCAGCGACCCGCGCCTTCAGCGCCGCGTTCTCCTGTTCCAAATCCATGCCATCCTCCTGTTACCCAAGTGCCGACCCCATCGTGGCCGGTGCGGGCTGCGCTACCGGAGTAGCCGCTCCCCGAACAATCGCACCCTTGGCGTTGGCAGCCGTGGCGCGAGCTCTGTCCAGATTGATCCTACTTTCAGTCTCTTTCTGTTGCGTGATCGCCTGCTGCTGGGCGGCCTGCGCCCTGCCCTGGCGGATCCGCTGCACGTCCACCATGTTGCGAATCACGTCCTTCGCCATGTCGTAGGACACCCCGATGTCCCGCGCGTACTGGCTCAGGTCGAAGTTGTCCAGAACGTCTCCCGGCTGGCCCGCGGAGAGCTGCATCTGCACCAGCGCGTTGATCTGCTGGAGGGCGGCCATCGTGGAGTTCAGCACGAGCTGCTGCCGCTGCATCTGCCAGAGAGGGCCAACGAAGTTGAGCTTCATCTGGCGGCCCTGCGCGCTGCGCGGGGGAGCGCCGAGCCGGCCGGCCCGAAGCTCCATGAAGAAGAGGTCCTTCAGGAGCGGCTCGACGTACTCGACCTCCAGGCGCGAGGAGAACGCGGCCAGCATCGCGGCCTTCTCGCTCTGAAGGCCGTTGACGCCCGTGGCCGTGCTCTTGGTGATGGCGTCCAAGTTCTGGGTGAGGACGAGAAAGAAGTCCTTGTGGTAGCCGGCCTGCACGTTCTTCTGGATGGCGAGGTACCGCCCCTCCAGCATCCGCGGATCGCCCTCGACCTTCTCCCGCTGGTAGTCCTGACCGGGGGGTAGGTAGCTCACGTCGCCCGGGACACGGGTAATTCGGCCGCGGGCGCCGATCGTCGCCTTGATCGACGGGTCGGCCATTCTCTGGCTGATCTTCAGCATGTCCTGGCTCATGGAGTTGAGCATCTTGATGTTCCCGAGTTGGAGCATCCCGGGGGCGCCCTGGCCCCACGGGCCGGCGTCGTAGCTGCGCATGTAGCGCGCGGCGAAGAAGGGCTTCGTCTGGTGCGGGTCTATCCGCAGCGGGTGGAACCAGTCGCACAGCGGGAGGGTGATCTCAACGTACTCCCCGGCCGGGACCTCAAAGTCCAACTCCGGGCTGTACTTCGTCTGCGGGAAGCAGAAGGAGATGAGCATCCAGAGCTGGTCCTTGTTATGGTCGTAGGCATCCTGGATGGCCGGCGGGCACGCCTCGTATCCGTACTCGGCGACGATGTTCTGCGCGCTCCACCAGATGTCGCGGATGAGCACGTCCACCGCTCCCCACTGGTCGTTGTCGATGTAGCACCGATTCAGGTGCAGCGTCTTGTAGGAGGGCCTGCCGAGGGCCGCGTTCTCCTGCCGCCACATGATGCCGGTGGAGAAGTCCAGGAGGGATCGGAGGAAGATGCGAAGCTCGTCCTTCCACGGCGAGACGTGAAGCTGCTTGTAGACCTGCTTCTCTGCCTTCTGGAGGAACATGCCCGCGTTCTCGTTCATCTTCTCGTCGTCGAACTCCATGCGAAACCAGACGTTGGAAAATCCGTAGCCCAGGAGGCCGTCCGCGCACTGGAGGCTGGACTCGGGTGCGGTCCAGTCGAAAATCTTCATGCCCGTGTTCGGCGAGCGCCCGCTCTGCTCGGGGTCGCTCCTGATGTACCAGTCGCTCATGTCCTGGTTCACGAAGGAGGCGATCTCGCGCATCGTGTTGTCTTTGAACATGCGCACCTTCCACCGCTGGTGGTAGATGTGCTGGAGCTGCGTGATGCTGTAATTGGAGATCGGTAGGGAGAGGCTCATGTGATCCAGGTTGGGAAGCGCGGGTCGTCCCCGATGTAGTACGGCGGGAACGGTGAGGGGGGATACCACGGTATCGGCTGAGGAATGGGCATTGGCGCCGGGATGAAGATCGGCAAGGGCATGGGGAGAATCTGAGGCAGAACGGGACGCGCCTCAAGGTCCCTGATGCGCTGCTCCAATTCCTTGATTTTCTTCTGCGTCTCGCTCATTGGACTACCTCCATGCACCGCCCCCGGCCTGTAGCGGAACGTCGTGCGCGGAGTCGTCCTTCGCCGTGAAGGCGGCAAGGGGGTCCCAGGAGGCGATATCGTTCGGAGGAAGGACCTCGCCCTCGACGATCTCGTTCTCGTTGTACTGGACCCACCACGCGGCCATGAGGATGCAGATCACGAGGTCGTCGTGGAGATCCTCGGTCTCGGCCATGTACTTTTGCTTTTTCTTGTTGAAGTTGAACCCCGTGAGTTGCGCCTCGATGGCCTCCCGGAAGGGGAGGTCCTTGGCGAAAGCAAGGCGTCCCTGCTCCAGGAGAAGCCCGCCATCGGCAACGAGATCGCGCCGTGGCACCAGCCACTCCTTGATCGTGCGCATGGGGGAAAGCTCTCCCGAGCGGGACTCCCCGAAGACGCGGCCGATCTCCTCGTACACGGGATGCGCTCGGCCACCGTTGGTGAAGACGATGCTGTGCGGGAATCCGCCGAGCTTCCGCAGGCGCTCTACTACCGCATCCCCGACGCCGGTTCCGTCCACCAGTTCGTCGCAATTTCCGCGCAGCTCCTTGCGGCGGATGAGGTTCATGTAGCGCCGCTCCATATCCTCATACCGGAGATTCTCGTCGTGCCACGCCCACACGCACTGGAGCTCGGAGAGGAGACGGTCGGAGGATCCTGCCCGAGGGTCGCCATCGACGTAAGAGTACGACCGCTTGAACACGGCCTCCGCGTATCTATCGCGCTTCGAAGCTATGTCGAAAGTGGCAATGTACTCCCTCAAGCTGCCACCCTATTCCTCTTGGGACGCCGTGCGTTCTCGGCGCGAGTCAGGAATTGACAATTGGATGGTCCATATCCCTGTGAGGAGTTTTTCCTGTCGATAGTCAGGGAATCGGAATAGCCATTGGCGCGTGCCCACGCAGCGAAGACGGCATAGTTGTGCCACTCTTCGCACACAGAAATACCTTTCTCACCATAGGACTTGAATCCACTGGCATAGGAACGTTCACACCTGTCCAGCATGTTCCGCCATGTGACATAAAGACGAGTCCGGTGGGATTCTCCGTGCTTCCTGTTCAGTTTTCCTACACACTCTCGATGTAGGCATCCGCAGGAACGGGTATCTCCATTCACGATGCACATGGCCTTGATTACTTTTTCGGATCCGCATTCACAGGAACATTTCACCCACAACTTTCGATTGGCATCCCTGTGGTCAACCGAAAGAACCGTGAGTCTTCCGAGCTTCCTGCCTATGAGGTTGATCGTCTTCACAGATCAGTCTCCCGGGCAGTCGCCGTCCATGTCCATCGCGGGTTCGGCGGGGTCCCAGGGCTTGCCGTCCGCGCGCTGCGCGCCCTTGACGTAGTTCCCAGGAGCGGGCCACGGGGAAATCGGAACACGCCCGCCGGGGGTGTAGGCGGGAGCGGGGAGGGAGGTCCCTGGATAGGGGTTGGAGATCCGAACCGCGTTTCTCCCGCCAGGGAGGGCGGGATTGCTCTTGCTCTTCGCCATTACGAGTTGGGGATCTGGGAGGCGGTCACCATCGCCGCCACCTCGGTAGGGGTGCAGAGCACCATGAAGACCTGGCCGTGATTCCCCAGGGCAACCAGCTCGTCCATCGCGGCCTTCAACCCCTTGACCTTCACGCAGTCCCTCTCCGAGGGGGTCCCGTTGCCTCCAAGGAGAGCGGCCTGCACGCTGGCTCCCACGGTGCTGAAGTTGCGGTTCAGGCACTGCTTCAGCGTGAGCGATGCGCCTCCGACTTCCGTCGAGTCGATTTCCAGAATATCGACGATCATGGGTCCCTCCCTCGAAAAAGTTGGGGCGGAAGCGGGCGCCGTGAGGATGAGTCAACGGTGCCACGGCGAAGACGCTGTTTCCAGCGGCTATCTGGCGAAATCCCGTGGGAACGCCGAACGGAGGATGGCCGTGCCGCGCGGTCTATCCCGCCCCTTGTTGTCGAGAATGTGTCGAATCGCGGGGAGAGTCAAGTGCAGGAGTGCTCGGCGTTGGACTTCCGAACGGCGCGGGCTAAGACCACAAGAGCCAGGTTGCGGTGGTCAAGCGAGACGTTATGCTTCAAGGATTCTTCAAGGGCCTCGGCTATGCAGAGAGCCTCTGATACGCTGGGAAGTTTCATTCCTCGATCTCCTCCGGTTCCTCTCGGAACGCCTGTATGTCGTCACGCACGATGACCCCGGACTTCAGAGCCCGCAGGTCCTCGCCAACGGCGAATGCGCGCGCGATGTCGCTGTAGCTGAAAAGCTGGGCGTCCGGCTCGACGAACTCCCCGCACTGCTCTTGCCTGTATTGTTGCTGGCCCAAGTTTTTTAGCTGGACATTCAACTGATGATTGAGATCGAGATGTCTTGGAGAGTAGCACCCAATGATCCCGCGCGCTGCCTGCTCTGATGCGAACTCCTCCTCGGTCTGCATCATCTCAAGGGAGGTCCCGCTGGTGGGTGTGTAGGGCGAGCGCACGTAGTACCGCTCCCAGGATCGGTCGTGGAAGACGCGGAAGAAGAAGCCGGTCCGGCCGTTGGGCGTGGAGGGTACCAGAACTTCGCACTCCTCGTTCGAGGTCAACATGGGAATGATCCCGCTGGTGATCGCCACGTCCTCGACGCGGGACGCCTCATCGACGATGATGACCGAGGGCTTGCTGCGCCCGCGGGCCGACTTCTCGGTGGTGCAGAGGACCTCGATGCGGCTCTCGTCTTCGGTGACCACCAGGGAGTCGGACTCCCGGATGAGCTTGGGGTAGGTTGGGTCGCGGGCCATACAGGCTTTGATCTTCAGCATGTCGTCGGTGGCCTGGTCCTCGGTGGCGGCCAATACGAGGATCCGCGAGCCCGGCTTGTACTTCGCGGTATGCGTTGGCACCACGGCTATTATGCTGGACTTTCCTGATTGTCGGGCGCAGTTGAGGCACTTAAACTTGTGTGTCGATGCCAGGAGGCGGCGTTGCCAAGAGAAAAGCACAAAGCCGGCAACGAGTTTCGCGTAGCGGACGCGATCCATTGCATAGACCGCGTCCTCATACGCCCGATGATCAAGCATCAAGAAAGGCGCTCCATGATTTTGGGTTACTCGCGGGCATCGGCTCGCTCGGCGCCAGTGGTTGACTCCAGCTCGGTGGCTCGCTCTTTCGCCCTGGGTGACTCAAAGATGGTGGCTCGCTCGGCCGTGTTGGTTGTCTTAAGTACAAAGGCTCGCTCCCGCGGCTCTGGGTGACTCGGAGGCTCTGGCTCGCTCTTGTCATTTGGTTGACTCGCAGGTGCTGGCTCGCTCGAAGCACGTGGTTGACTCTGGTGTGATGGCTCGCTCACGGTATTTGGTTGACTCGTACCCACTGGCTTTTGCTTTCATTTTGCAGCCTTGATCGTCACTGCGATCTCGTCGGCCAGTTCCGTGAGAACGGAGATGTCGTTCTCAGTGAACTTGAGACGATCCGCCCTGAGTAAATTCAGGAGCATACGCGCGTGAACCTTCCAGACATTCCCATCGGTTGTCCTGGCCGCGTGCTCTTGCTCCTCGTTCAACGGCTCCTCGTTTTCTGCGCTGGAAAGATGCGAGGCTCCATAGGAAAGGGGAATCCTCTCTCCCGTACTCTCCACTGTCGCTGAACGTTTCTCCAGAAAATCCTTCATCGCCTCAGAGAGCATTCCGAGGGCCTTTGCAACTTCAGAAGCCGGGATCTTCATGCGCCTGGCTTTGATGATGAAGTACGCTCGGTCCATGGGAGACATCATTTTCCCCTGATGAGCGTTGAATCGCCCCGCGTCAAGGAACATCTCCCTCTCATTCTCATACACTCTGACATCGGCGTCGATCATGGCCTCATCGCCGTACAGATCGAGAACGGCGGTCACGCGATGGAAACCGTCCACCACGCGCATGTCAGCCTTGTTGATTACGATTGGCGGAAGGCTTAGACCGGCTTCAAGCGATTCTTTCATCTGCCTGATATTCGCCGTATCCAGTTTTTGATGGACTGAGTGGCGGGGCCACAGATTCCAGTCGAGGACGCACTCAGGAGAAAGTCTTTTGATCCCCCAACGGGGGACTGTCTGACAGTACATCACTTCACAGCCCTTGGCAAGTCATCTGCGCGGCTGGAAGGCGGCGACGGTGCGGAAGAGGATTTCCTTCGCCGTGATGTCCAGACTCTCGATGGACAGGTTGTCGGAGAGGATCGCGATGATGAAACCGGATTTCACATCCTCGATGTCCATTAGCGGAAGCACGCCGCGAGCACGAGGGTCATTCGGTTCGTCAAACGTCATCGGGGGTTGCCTCCAAGGCCAGGGCCTTTTGCTCGAACATGGCGACAACACTCTCACGGGCCTCGGGGAACGGGGCCAGCGCAGCAATGATGTCGCTCATCACGAAGGACCAGATTTCGGTGCGGCTGATGTTGATCTTCACTTCCCCGCCCATCTTCTGGAGGTAGGCCACGCGGTCGATGACCTCCATGGCCAGGCGCATCGCGTCGTGGTACAGGCGGCGGGTGTCGTCGCGCTTGACGGTGAACTCGAAGGCGGACTTCCCGCTCTCTGCCATCTGCGCGATGAGGACGGAGAGCTGGGTGGTCTTGCGCCGCGTGATGGGCGCGCCGGCCTTGGTGACCTCGCCGGTGTCCTGGTCGTAGTGGGCCACGACCTCCTCGGCTTGGAGGCCCATCCAGATCTTGGTGGGGTCGTTGGGGTCCTTCAGGTAGTCCTCGAAGGCGGTGATGTTCCGCGCCGCCCGGTCGGCCATCTCCTCCAGCTTGGTGAGGAGGCCGTCCACGGTGCGCATCCCGCGCGCCGCGCGCCTTTGCGCCAGGACCTCGGCAACCCACTTCTGGCGGTACTGGCGGACGGTGGCCGCCGATATCCCGTGGCGGCGTCCGATCTGCGCGTCGGTTCCGCGGTCGTCCTCGATGTCCTTGAGGATGGCGGCCCTCCGCGGGTGGGTGTCGATGACGGTGGCCTGCGGGGCGCGAAGGTGGCGGGAGGGTGTGCTCATCCCCGGATCCTCCTCTCCTGCTTGTACATCTCCCGCCAGTCGGGGTTGGGATCGACGAGGAAGTCCCCGAGCCAGTTCTGCGGCCTCGGGTCTCCCTTCAGGTACACGTCGAACCGCTCGCCTTTCAGAGGAGTCACCTTCATCCCGAGGAACGTCGTCACGTCCTCGAACTTCATCCCGTACTTGGCGGCGAACTCGAACCGCAGGTAGTCAACGGCCGTCTGGTAGCCGAAGCGAATGTGATCGACCTCCCTGCCCATGTCGCGCAGGGCGAGGCACTTCCTCTTGATGCAGTAGACCATGAAGTCGGGCTCTTCTCTCATCGGGTGAGCCTCACAAGCTCGATGAGCTTGGACAGGACGAAGCGGGTCATCTTCAGGTCCCATGAGGCGTCGTGGGCGCCGGCGGTGTCCATCCCGAAGTGGCGGGCCAGGTCGGTGAGCTTCGCGTCGGAAAGGGGAACGTCCACGCCCATGTAGGCCAGCCATGCCAGTGTAGAGGACGGGTCCAGGGCCCCGAAGTGGAACCACGAGCCGAAGTAGTCGTCGTGGTGGTCCTTCCAGAGTACGCGCAGGAAGCGCATGTCGAAGTCCCGAACGTTGTACCCGCCGGCCATGAACTTGTCGTGGTGGTCGTACTTCTC